TGATTTATTCTAAAACCCAGCTGTTGCCCCCAGATAAATCAAGGCCTCCAGAGCGTTGCAGGGACGAAAAATCGAATAAATCAGCGCCTCCCTAATATGCGAAGATATGCTCGTATCAGCTCAGGCATACCTTTGTTTACACCGCGCTAAGCTTGCCCCGAGGTCCTAGCAAGGTGCCGAACGATTCGGTGTAGCTCTCTCGCATCTGTTTCGTGAAAATCTCGGTCAGCTCGACAACCTCTGGTCCGACCTCTTCGCCGCAGTGGATCACCGCGATAAATCGGCCCATGACGTCAGCGTTCAACTGCGCGCGCTCCCGCCATACATGGGGAGGCGTTTCGGCCTCCATGTTCTTGAAGATTACCGGTACCAGAGCCTGGCTTAGCGCTTCGATCAGTTCCGGCATATTGATATCGCTAATTTTCATCGCTTACCCCTGATAATTTGCATTGCCGGACGATTTCGCTGGAAGTCGCGCAGCATCATCTCGTAGGCACCCTTCATGCCCCGGCTTGCGCCATCGTCAGCCGCTTGCTTCTACTGCTGCGCCATGTTTCCGTCAGCGCCCCCCTGAAAGTAAAAGTTCTGTTCGATCGTTGGCATGCTTACCGACGCGGAAGAGCTGGACGCCTTGGATGTGGATGCAGTACTGCCGACATACCCGCCGTCGGCGTAGCCCTTCTTGTTGGCGTTCATGCGCTCCAGGAAATCACGCGCGCCGGGCTGGCTGACCACTTCTTTTTTCACGACAAACTCGCCGCCATGCACCACGCCTTTTTCTTCGTACTTGCCACCGATGCCAGTAAAGCCGCCATCCGAGAATTCGGTTTTGGAAATGGTCTGGCTTGATCCGGTCATGACACCCTGGCCGAGCGTGGATGCACCACCGGTCATGAATCCGAATGCAGTGCTCAGGAAGCCCGCGGCTGCCTGGCGCAACTGAATGCGGATGAGGTCGGAAACCACACCGTCGGCAAAGTCGCTGAATGACGCTTTGCCGGTCTTCACGAAGTTGATAACCGCGTCCTCCATGTTGCCGAAGGCACGGGTGAACAGTTGGTTTGTCTGTCCTGCGACGTTGCGCGACTGCTCCAGGTAGGTCTGCATTGCTGAACTCGCGCCCAGCGTCCAATCCTGCTCTGCCCGGTCGACGTCGGTGTAATACTGACGCTGCATCGCCAGTCGGCTTTGCAGTGCTGCGTTCAGTGCTGCGGTCTGCTTGGCGTACAGCTCCGGGGTGATCTTGTCTTCGTTGCGCTGCGCTGCGAGAGCATCCAGTTGCGACTGGTACTGCTCCTGAATGCCGAATTGCTCCTGCATCCTGGCGCGCTGCTGGTCGCCCATGACCAGCCCGGAAAGGCTGTTGTTCAGTCCGGTCCGGTCTTTGACGAGCTGGCTATTCAGATTCGCCTGAAAGGAAAACAGCTTTTGGGTTTCCTCGGTGGCCAGCTTGCGCAGTTCGTTTTCTTTCTCCAGCGCCGCGTTCTGCTTCTGCTGTGCGAGGTTCAGATCGGCCATAACCAGAACCTGCTTCTGCGCAGTAGTGAGCGTTTTCTTTTCCTTGAGCTGGGCGATCTCTGTTTCCAGTTCGACCAGCTTCTTCTGCTCGGCACCGATGGACCTGGTTGTGCCGTCCTGTATCAGCAACTCACGGCTTTGCTGCTGCAGGACCGCATAACGCTGCCTGGCGTCATCGAGTAGCTTCGTGCCGGCGTCCTCCTGGAAGGCCTTCGTCTTGCCGGCGTTCTTGTTGACCGTAGAGCTCCCTGTAAGAAGGGCGGCACCGGTCAGGGCCTGCTGTTTCGTCTGTGGCAGCAAAAGCAGGTTTGTGCCCTTGCTCAGAGTGAGCGCTTTGTCTATGACGCGCTGCATCTGGTTTATCTGCTTGTTGGCGCTGGCCTCGGCGGCCTTGGCTGCCTCTTCGTGACTCTTCTTGACCGCTGCAGTCGCGTCCTCTGCTGCCTGCTGCTGGGTGTACAAGGCGACAAGCTGGGCCTTAAGTGCGGCCTGCTGGACCTTGTCCGCCTCCTTGACCGCGCTTTCATACTTTCTCAGAAGGTCGGTTTGCTCGGCCACAATGCTGGATTGAGCGGCCTGCGCCTTGGTCAGCCCCATTTTCTGGGCCAGAAGGGCGGCTTCGGCCTTCGCGTTTGCACCGATCAGGTCGCGTGATTCAGTCAGTTTTGCAATGTACTTTTCCCACTCAGCGACTTGCGCCTTCGTCTGAGAGCCTGAACCGCTCTGACTTATCGTGAGATTCCCAGTGCTTTGCGATATTGCCTTCGTGGCTGCATCGACGGTGCCCAGCTTCGTGGCCAGGTCTGCGGCCGAGGCCGTATTCGTTTGTTGCGTCGCGGCCAGCTCGGCCAGCTTACGAATGAAGTCAGGGGTCGCGTTGCTGTTCGTCTGAATCCATTGCGTGACGCTGTCGAGGCTTCGCTTTCCTGATTCGACCTCGACAATCATGCTGCGGAACTGATCGGCAAACGGCCCGAGGGTGATGCCCCGTTCTACCTTGTAGGCGTAGTCGTCGAGGGCAGATGATGCCTTGTCCAACGCTGCTGCCTGCTGGTCGGCCCAGGTGATTTTTTGCAGGCGCTGCTGCTCAGCCGACAGGGCCTTGTATGCGCTTACCGTCTCGCTGACGGTGGCGTTATGGCTGATCAGTGACTTGGATGCATCGTCAGCTCGATCGCCGACGCTCAGGAATGAGTAGGCAACCGCGCCGGTCATGGCAATCAAGCCGACAGGCCCGGTCAGAAGCCCCAATAAGCCGCGTCCGGCAGCGCTCGCGACAAGCAGCGCCTTGCTGGCCGTCGTCACTGCCGCTGTGGCTGTCTCTGAGGCTCGTATGGCGGCATTGGCGGCCAAGGTGGTCTCAGCTACCCCCGCTGCTGCTGCAGACCTCACGACGTAGGCCTGCTGAATCTCGGCAGACGCAGCGGTCGTGGTGGCTGCCAACTGGATTTCGGCGGCCTGGATCTGCTTGATTATTTTGATTTCGTCGAGCCTCGCTACAGCCATTCTGTTGCGTGCTGCAGCTCGACCCTGTTCGGATATCTGGCTCGACAGCTTGGACACTTCAAGCTCGCGCTCGGCAACCAAAGCCGCTTGTACAGACCTCATATTGTTGAGTTCAGACTCCTGGCGCATCCTGTCTGCAGCCAGCTTTTGTTCTGCTGCTACCAGTTCGGCATTTGCCCGGGCGAGCGTGGCATTTGCGTCGGCCTGCTTTGACTGTGCACTCAGCACCGCCTGTTTCGCTGACTCCGCCTCAGCCTTGTTTGCAGTCAGCGTTGCAGCGGTAGCGCTGTAAAGCGCGGCGGCCTGCTGGATAGAAGCCTTGGTCGACAGTGCTAAATTGGCGATGGCCTGGCCCGTCGACAGAACCAGTCGACCGCCGATGATGTAGGCGAGCGTTTCCGCTGCATTCGACACCCGGGAAAGCATGAGGTAGGTGGCTGACGAGTCGCTGGTCAGCGCATCCATGGACTTGGAAGCGGCAACGAATGCAGATGATATGGTTGCGCTGACACCGCTGGCCTGGTCCATCTTGCCGACCAGCTGCGTGAACGAGTTGTCCAGCGCAGTGATGCTGTTGCCGATCGTCACGGCAGTCCTGGCGAAAAGCTGGTCGACGGCCTGCTGCTGAGCCTGGAGCGCCTTTACAACCGAGTCAGCCGTCAGAAGCCCAGCGGCACCGAGCGTGCGCAGCTCCCCGACGGTCTTACCCATGCCAGCCGCGATAGCCTGCGCCAATGCTGGGGCCTGCTCCATGACACTGTTCAGCTCTTCGCCTCGCAGTGTTCCGGATGCAAACGCCTGCCCGAGCTGCACCAACGCTGCGTTGGCCGACGATGCCGATGCGCCGGAGATGGCCAAGGTTTTGCTGATGGTACCGACGACGCCGGCAACACCTGCCCCGGTCAGTTTCAATTCTTTCTGGTTCGTCGCGATCCGCTGATACAGCTCGGCCGTGGCATTGAGCGGCTGATGGGAGCTTTGCGCGATATCGAACACAGCCTTTTGTGCCGTGGCCAGCTCACCAGCACCATCGGTCACCAGCTTCATGCGGTTCGTGAGGGTGCTGTAGGCCTCGGCTGCGTCGTAAAACGCTTTCGTGCTGACTGCCGCAACAAGCGGTCCAGCCAGGCCAGCGGCCGCCGATGACAGCGAGCGCACGCGCCTTTCGAGCGCTTGAACCTGGGCACCTGCTGACGCGGAATTGCGACCAGTGTCGCTCACTGCCTTGGAAGCTCCGGACAGTACCGGCCCGCTGCGCAGGCCTGCATCATTGAGGGCAATCAGGCCCCGGCGAAGATCGTCTACTTGCTGCTGTGCGCTCCGGCTGTCGACCTCAAGCGCTAAACGGGATGTAAGGGCCATCAGAAGCTCCTGAGCGCGACGTACAGTCCCGCTATGTGTTCTTGCGTAATTAAGCCGGCAGGCGCGTTGGCGACCAAGAAGTAGTCGAAAGATGGGTTGGTTTGCTGGATGTCAGTTTTGAGGTGTTTTAAAAGCATTGGCATAGGCCGTCATGAGCTCGGTGAGCGTCATCTCATGGGGTGGATGCCAACCGACAGCGTCCACTGATAGTTCGCCATGGCCTGATGAGCTAAGTCGTGATTTCATGCAGTGTTAACTGCTCCTGGTGCTCGTTTTGCTTAGGCGTGCACGCCAAGCACCGGCTTGTTTTCAGTCAACGCGATGAGCAAAGCACTCGCCTGAACGTTACCCTGGTCAGCTGCTGAACGAAGACGACTCCAGGCTGCTTTGACTTCTGCACGGGTTGGTTTGGCTTGTTGTCCACGCTGCTTACTGGTTGTTGACATGGATTGTTCCTCTGCTGGCTGGATGAAGCCTTACAGAGTCGACATTAGAGCTAATATGCGCATATAACCAGTATTTTTAGGGTGCACTTAGAGTGATACATAAAACGAGGCAGTAATAGACTAAAAGAACCCCAGAAAGCGGATGGGCGGTGAAATTTTGAAGGGCGTTTTTGTCGCAGTAAGTCGCCGATAGGCAAAGTGATACAGGGGTGAATTTTCGGCTCAGCGGTTCAGCCTCAGATTGAGGTTGGGCGAGGGCCGCCCTAATGGGAGAGAGTTGTTCCGCGCCACGAAACGACAGTACGTGAAATTGTGGCGCGAGATTCTATGAGCTTAGGGAGACGCTGAACAATTAACCCGTTCGCACCGTCCCCATTTCCAAGCCGGTTTTTTTCAACCTGCCGGCCTTATTTTACGTTTCTCGAGCAGATT